TGAGGCTTGCTCGGTTAATGGCTACCTTCAACGATGCAACCGTAGGAACCAGCACAGGCGGCACCACGCCTGACTTCGGTGCTCAGCGCAAGTCTCAACCTGCTGTTCGTATTGCCAAATTTGGTGATGGTTATGAGCAGCGCGTTCAATTTGGTTTGAACCAAGATCCAAAGGTCTGGGATCTGCGGTGGACCGCCAAAAGCAACACCGATGCTGCAGCCATTGATAGCTTTTTGACTGCACGCAGAGGCGTTGAAGCTTTTGATTGGACGCCATTAGGCGACACCACTGCTTACAAATTTGTTTGCCGCTCTTGGCAGCGAGAATTGCAATACGCCGATACCAATACGGTGACGGCAACCTTTGAGCAGGTATTTGAACCGTAATGGCGTTTACCGCTTGGATCGCTAGTACAGCTTTTAGCGTTGGCGATGTCCGCCGCGCCACCACCGTTCAAAGCAGTGGTTTGGTGTTTCGCTGCAGTGTTGCAGGCACCAGCGGAAGCACAGAACCAACGTGGCCGACGATCAAGGGCACAACAATTGAAGAAGGCACAGTCACGTGGGAAGCAATCAGTGCTGTAGCCGAGGAACTACAAAAATTAGAACCAAGCGCTGTTATTGAACTGTTTGAACTAGATGGAACTGCTAGCAGTATTGGCGTGCCGCAGATCTACAGGTTCCACAGCGGAATCAATGAAAAGGTAAGTGGTGACATTGTTTGGAACGGCAATACCTACAGCCGTTATCCAATTGAGGCCACTGGTTTTAGCTACGACGGGCAAGGATCACTGCCTCGTCCTTCTATTTCAATCAGCAACGTTCTAAACCTCGGAACAACGCTGGTATTGGCCTACAACGATCTTGTGGGTGCCAAACTGACTCGCATTCGGACGCTTCGCAAATATCTTGACGCTTCAAACTTTGAAGGAGATACCAATGCCACCGCAGATCCGTATGCGGAATTTGCTCGGGAGGTTTACGTAGTTGACCGCAAGACTGCCGAAAACCGTTCCATCGTCAGCTTCGAGTTGGCGGCAAATTTCGACGTAGCAGGCGTCAAGCTGCCTCGCCGTCAAATTGTCCAGAACGTCTGCCCATGGACTTACAAGGGTGAAGGTTGTGGCTATACAGGCACCAACTACTTCGACATCAACGATGGTGCAATCACTAATAGTGCTGATGATGTGTGCGGCCATCGGCTTACCAGTTGCAAGCTGCGTTTCGGTGAAACAGCGGAACTCCCGTATGGCGGGTTCCCAAGTGCGGGACTGATTGGATGAAGGCTGCTGCAAAGAAGGCTGCGACTGCTCACGCTGAGGCTGAATACCCACGTGAAGCTTGTGGTTTGGTGGTCGTGGTTAAAGGCCGCGAAAAGTTTTGGCCTTGCAAAAACCTTGCGACAGAAGAGGACAGCTTTGTCCTTGATCCAAAGGACTATGCCGCTGCTGATGATGCTGGCGAGATCGTCGCCGTCTTTCACAGCCACCCAAACATGCAGCCAACGCCGAGCATGGCGGATCGCGCAGCCTGTGAAGCTTCTGGCTTGCCGTGGTACATCCTTGGTTGGCCGTGCGGCAACTGGGAGCAGATCGCACCAGAAGGCTGGCAAGCGCCGCTGATTGGCCGGGAATGGTGTTACGGCACCTTGGACTGCTACAGCCTTGCCCGTGACTGGTACAAGCAAGAGTGGCAGCTGGAATTATCGGACTACGAACGCCACGGCGATTGGTGGTTCAAAGGTCTGAACACCTTCGTTGAGAATTTCAAAAACGAAGGGTTTGTCGAAATGGATCAGGAGTCAGAGCCGCAACATGGTGACGCCTTGTTGATGCAGATTGTTTCGCCTGTGCCGAATCACGTTGCGATCTTTTTGGAAGACAACATCATCTTGCATCACCTGATGAAACGCCTGTCAAGCCGCGATATTTTGACTGGCTATTATCGGAAGAACACCACTCACATCCTGCGTCACAGGAGCCGACTATGAAGCGCGTGGTGCTACGCGGCGAACTTGGTAAGCAGTTTGGCCGGATTCATCATTTTGAGTTGAATACGCCCGCAGAAGCAATTCGGGCGTTGATGGCTAATTTTGAAGATTTTCAAAACGCTTTGATCAGTTCTGCAGAGCGTGGCATTGGTTACATGGTGCAAGTAGGAAAAGATGCAATCAATCCTGAACAAGAACTGCATTATCCAACCGCAAGTTTTGAAGAAATAAGCATTACGCCTGTTCTTGTTGGCGCCGGTGGCGCAGCCGGAAAGATTGCAATTGGCGTTGGTCTTGTCGCCTTGTCATTCTTGCTGCCCGGCGCTGGCCTGTTTGGTACAACAAGCCTTTTTGGCGTCAGTGCTGCTGGTGCTACCGGAGCAGGCGTTGTGGCTGGTGGTGCATTTCTGACTGCCGTTGGCACGGTTACGTCAGCCATTGGTGCTGCACTGATCCTCTCAGGCACCTCTCAACTGCTTTCTCCTGCAATCAGTGATGCTCCGGGAACCTTTGGCTCAATTGAAGGTGCCAACCGCTTTGCTTCTATCGATTCCCGCAACAACGAACCTGCTGACAACCGCACCAGTTACATTTTCAATGGAGCAGTCAACGTGACCGCCCAAGGCGCTCCTGTCCCGATTTGCTACGGACGGATGCGGGTCGGTTCTGTTGTGATTTCTGCAGGCGTTACCACCACTGACATCTAATGGCTAAGAACATTGCGGGTTCAGGTGGTGGCCGTCAACAGGCATCGGCACCACCGCCGCAGCCAGTTATTCAACAAACTGTTGTTGTTCAGCAGGTTGCACCGACTGCTAGCGATGATGCGAACTCGCTGTTTAGCAAGTCAAGCGTCAGGATTGTTGATCTGATCAGCGAAGGTGAAATTGAAGGTTTTGCAACTGCTACTGTTAAAGAATCTGTTTATCTGAACGATACGCCTATTCAATCTGGCGGTACAGATAACTTTGTTTATGACAGTTTTGAAAGCCGTGTAGGCACTTCGGGTCAAAGTTATATTTCTGGTTTTCCGTCAGCAGAAAACGCAATCAGCGTCAATGCTGAAATTGGTGACGACGTTGCTGATTTTGTCACTCGTCAAATTACGGATACAACAATTGATGCTGTTGTTGTACGTCTTAGCTTTCCGCAGCTTTTTGTTGTCAGCAATGGTTTAAAGGCAACAAGCGTTGGCTATGCAATTGATGTGCAGGCCAATGGCGGTGGGTATGTAGAAAAAATCAACACAACGTTGAACGGTAAATGTACAAGTCCGTATGAACGCAGCCATCGCATTGAATTGACTGGTTCACCGCCGTGGGACATCAAGGTGCGGCGAGTCAGCGGCATCAATGATGGAAGTACAAATTATCGCCGCCTTGTCTTTGCTGGTTACACGGAAACCGTTGATAGCAAGCTGCGTTATCCGCTGTCAGCACTGGTTGGTCTGCGTTTTGAAGCAACGCAGTTTCAGTCAATTCCTACTCGTTCCTACGACATCAAAGGTGTCAAGGTACAAATTCCAAGTAATGCAACCGTCAATGATGACGGCAGCCTGAGTTATTCAGGTGTTTGGAACGGCAACTTTCAAGTTGCTTGGTGCGCGGATCCTTGTTGGATCATGCGTGATCTCATTTTGAGCGAGAGATATGGCCTAGGTCGTTTTGTTAGCAGCAGTCAAATTGATAAGTGGACTCTGTACGAAATCAGTAAATATTGCAATCAAAAAGTAAAAGACGGACAAGGCGGACAGGAACCTCGTTTCCTTTGCAATGTTTACCTGCAGGATCGCGCTGAGGCTTACAACGTTGTTCAAGACTTTGCTTCCTGCTTCCGTGGCATGGCCTACTGGGCAGCAGGTTCTATTGCTTTCTCGCAGGATCGACCGTCCGATGCTGTTGCGCTATTCAACAACAGCAATGTCATTGAAGGTCTTTTTAATTACGAAGGCAGCAGCCTAAAGACCCGCCACACTGTTGCACTTGTCACTTGGAACGATCCTGAAAACGCATATCAACAAAAGGTTGAATACGTTTCTGACGAAGCCGCAATCGCCAAATATGGCTACATCGAGATCCGTACCGTTGCTTTTGGTTGCACAAGCCGTGGCCAAGCAAACCGTGTAGGCCGTTGGTTGCTGTATCAGGAGCAGAACGAGACTGAAACCGTCACCTTCACTGTCGGCCTAGACGGCGCTGTTGTCCGTCCCGGTCAGATCATCAAGGTGATGGACCAGATGCGCGTAGGCGACCGCAAGGCTGGCCGCGTTGCTTCTGCCACCACAAGCGTCATCACGCTTGATCAGGGCATTTCTGCTGCTGCTGGCGATTTCATTACGATTGTCCACGCCGATGGACGTGTTGAACGTTCTCGCATAAATGAGTCAGATACTTCAGCCAAAACGATCACGCTGACAACTGCCCTGAGCGTTGCACCCGCCGCTCAGTCGGTCTACATGGTCGAAAGCAGCACTGTTGAGGCTCAAGAATTCCGCGTCATCAGCGTTACTGAAGACAATGAGCAGTACAAGATCAGCGCACTTGAGCACAACAGCAGCAAATATGACTATGTAGAAGACGGACTCAAACTTGAAGAACGTCAAATTACGCTGCTCAACAGCGTTCCTGATTCACCTACTGGCATCAGTGTTTCAGAGCGTCTTGTTGAAGCTGGCAACAAGGTAACAACTGAAGTCACTGTTTCTTGGAAATCAGTCAATATCGCCACTGCATATCAAGTCAGCTACAAGACGACTAACAACGATTCATACACAACGATTGGCGATACGCCGTACAACGCGATCACCTTTAACACCGACGAAACGGGAACATTTACGTTCCGTGTGGTTGCAATCAGCGCAATTGGCAAACGCTCTAGCGCAGCCACTGCAAGCAAGTCAATTGCAGGTAAAACCAGCGTTCCCGGTGACGTTCAAAATCTTTCATTTGAAGCAATCAGCAACAACTCTGGCCGTTTGAGTTGGGATCCGACCGTTGACCTTGATGTGAAGGTTGGCGGCAAGGTCTACATCCGTCACAGCAGCCTTACTGATGGCAGCGCCACTTGGAGCAATAGCGTTGACCTAATTGAAGCCAAATCTGGTAGCGCCACTCAGGCAATTATTCCTCTTGTTGAAGGTGAAGTTCTGGTCAAGTTTGCTGATGATGGCGGCAGACTCAGCACAAACGAAACCAGCATCATCATTGACCTGCCTGATGCTGTTGGCAGCCTCACAATCATCACAAGACGAGAAGATCAAGATTCACCGCCATTCCAAGGAACAGAAAACAACACGTTCTACAGCGATGAATACGACGCGCTAACTCTTGATGGAACCGGTTCTTTTGATGCTGTTACCGATGTTGATGACATCCCTGTTTTTGACTTCCTTGGTGACGTTCAAGCATCTGGTACTTACACCTTTGCAACCACTGTTGACCTTGGAAATACTTTCTCACTTGACCTGAAGCGCTATTTCGTCACGAGAGGCTTCTTCCCAAGCGATCTTGTCGATACTCGCGCTGAAAATGTTGACGACTGGGATGACTGGGATGGTGGTGTGATCGACAAGGTGAATGCAACCTTGAATTTGCGCACCACAACCGATGACCCATCTGGCAGTCCTACATGGAGTAACTGGACAACATTTGTTAATGGCACCTACAAAGCGCGTGGTTTCCAGTTCCGCGCTGACCTAAGCAGCAGTGACGTTGCGCAAAACATCCTCGTTGATCAGCTTGGTTATGACGCCACTTTCCAGCGCCGCACTGAGCAATCAGTTGGTTCCATTGCAAGTGGAGCAGGTGCCAAGGCTGTGACCTTTACAAATGCCTTTTTCACTGGCACTGCAACCATTGGCGGCACTAACGCTTACCTGCCAAGCGTCGGCGTCACCGGCCAGAACATGCAAAGCGGAGATTACTTTGAGGTGACCAGCGTCA